GCAGCGCGATCAGGTTCGGACTGCTCCGATATTGCTCAAGAATGCGGTTGTCTGTGCCCGCGATATCCCAGCGGGTCATTGCCGCTCAACCCGGATACGGTTCGCCAGAAACCGCACCTTCTCATCAGGAGCGACAATCACGTTGCTGCGCGCGCCCGAAACCGTCAGATCGTCGATCTGGATGTTTGCGACCGCACAGGTGATCAGGCCATACATCCGGGAGTAGATGACCGGATCACCGATCCGAAACACTCGCGCCGTGATGGCATCAATAATGCGTTGCTCGATCATCGGGCCTGCCCCCGGCAGCGGGGTGTAGATCACCGAGATTTCAACATCCTGATACCGGGGCCGGTCGAACTGAACCGGATAGGCCCGACCAGTTTCAGGGCTGATGACCTCGACAGTCTCATTGCCGCGCATACCGATGCCACCCGCGCGGGCGTTGTAGATCGTGAGCGCCACATCATCATCGGAGCCACCCTCGACGATGGCCCATATATGCTGGCGCGGCGTGCCATTTTCGTCCGTCACAGCCCCGGTGTTTTCGTAGAGCCTGACATCAGCGACCAGAGGCGTTTGCAACAGGCGCGCGGTGATCGCGTCCAGCGTGTTTGTCGCCGTGATCTGGATGGACCGTTCCCGCCGCGCCCTGAGTTGCGAATCCGTCTCGCGGTTGGTGCCGGTGATGCCAGGCTCAATATTTGAGACCCGCGACCAGCCGCTTACGGCTGTGACAATTTCGGTCAGTGCGCCAACCGGCAGTAGTTTTGTTCCGGTCTCGGTCGCCAGCATCGGGACTTCCGATCCGACCTCCAGCACGTCCAGATTTGCGCTGAACTCGAAAGCCGCTGGATCATCGGACGAGATGCGCAGGCCCGTATCCTCGACCTCTGATGCCACGCCGACGCGCAGGATGGCACTGGACAAGCCCGCAAGGATTTCGGCAGCGGTATTGTCAGATGCAGTGAATGTGAAGTCCGCGCCGTCGATGGTGACAGTATAGGCCCCATCTTCCACCGTCTCGACGCCGATCAATGCCACGCGTGCGGCATCCAGAGACAGGGTCACATCGCCTGTGCTGCGGTAGGTTTCAGCCGTGCGCGGGTTGCGTGCGGTGCGGCCCGCCAGAAGGATCGTTCCGGGCAGACCATAGGCAATCGCCGTCGCCTGCGTTGGTGTGGCAGGGATGCGAATGACGCCCGTCAGGGAGCAGACCAGATCAAGGCTGTTGCCGGTCGCGGTGTCGGGATACTGGCTGCCGTAGACATCCTCCGACAACTGCCACAGCAGCGCAAGCAACTCGGACTGGATGCCGACCAGTTGGCCGTAAATGCCTTCCTCGCGCAGATCAGGATCACCGAACGCCTCGACCAGCCGCGTCTCGATGTCGGTTTTCAGTTCCGGCAGGCGCTTGGCTGAAAATCCAGCTTCCGTCAGTCCGCTCATAGGGTGATCTCCAGTGGTATTTCGCCCGCAGGCGACGTGACGCGGAAATTGACGGTCAGACCGCGCGACCGGCGATTGAGGCTCAGATCAAACTCGACCACCTCTGACACGCCCTCTGTTTCCGCGATGCATCGCAGGATCAGCGCCCGTACCCGGTCGTCATCCACGCCCTTTTGGCTGAACTCCTGAAACCACGGCAGGCCGATTTCGTCGTTCAGGAACCACTCCCCAAGGATGGTCAGAAGTCGCTGTTTCAACCGTTGCCGGATCAGATCGACGCCGCGCACCACGGGCAGATCGTAGTCGCCAATGATGATGTCATGGCTCGTGCGGTCGAGTAGAATATCTGACACGTCAGCCCCCTGCGAATACGTTTGACGAGCCGCCGGATATGGCCCCGGCGTCAATGCTGTCGCCGACCCGCGCGCAGGCGATGCCGTCGATGAAAACCGTTCCAGATGCTCCGGAAATCGGCACGGCATGAGGGACGCAGGCGTCACCCTCCAGAATGTCGTGCGTTGCCGACACGTCGCCCAACCGGGATACCCCGATGCCATTGGCAAACACTGTCCCGCTGCCTTGGGCTATGGTCGATGATCCATCGCAGGCGTGGCCCGTTGAAAAGCCATCGCCGATCCGCGCTATCGCTGGCATGTCAGTTCAGGTTGATGTTGGCGCCAGTGATGTTCACATCACCCGCCGCTGTTATGTTGATGTCGCCGGGGCTGGTGATATTGACACCGCCACCCGGTGCGATGGTGATGACCGCGCCGCCGAATGTGATTTTGAAATTGTCAGGATCAGCCTCGCCTCGCCCCTGTCCGGGCGTGAACATGGCGTCACTCAGGCTGTGCCTGCGGTTGGTATCCGGCGGGCTTTCGTCGCCGTCCGTCGCCCAGCCGCCGATATCCTGACCGGCAAACTGCACCATGCCGGTATCGCCAGCCCTGATCGGCGTTGTGATTGCAGAACCGCCACCGATCGGCATGAACACGGGAACGTCAGTGATAATCGGCTGTTCAATCGTTAGGCCGTCCTCTGTCCGCTCCGCGACCAGAACCTGCACGCGCGCCAGACGCGTTTTCGGATCGTAGCTGATGATCTTGGCGGGCATCGGGCCACGGATGTCCTGTGCCGCCTTTTTCACCACGCGGGCGATCAGTTCATCCAGCTTCATTTCTCAAGCACCGTCAGTTCAGTATACCATTCGGTCCCATGCAGATCGCCTTTGTGCTCGACTTCATCCACGATGAATTGCCCCGACACATCGCGGCTTTTGATCTGCACGCGGTCGCCGGGTTCAATCTCGGGCTGCATCAGCGACACCACCCGGTAGCCATCACGCTCATTCGATGATTGCTTTTCCGTGGACGTGTCGCTTTGCAGCTTTTCCGGCGAGAACAGCAGGCCGGTTTCAGGTGACAGCAGCGGGATGTTGCCGTTTTGCGTGGCCCCGGATTCTGGAAGGATCAGCAACTCCCCGTTTTGCAGCGACCAGTTTCCCTTGAACCGTCTGACCAGATCATCAAGCGCTTTTGCGGGCTTGCCGACATAGGCGAAACCACCGCGCAGCTTCTGCGAGATATCGAAATCAACGGGCCGCAGCCTGACGCCCATCTTGGCAACGATCTCGTCAAGAACTTCCTTGACCGTGGTTTTGTCATTGTGCGTGACCGACAGGCTGGTTTTGCGCAGCGCCCGGATGCCCTCCTGTGCGTCGATTTCCAAGAATATCTCGGGCGGCTGGCGAACGGTGACGGCGCTGGTGATATTGGCCTCCGTCACCATTGTTGCGTTACCCTCGTATCCCGCAAAAATCCTGATATCAGCGTTGATGTCGGTGGATAGCTGGCTCGTGTTCGGGCTGGGATTGTAGATCCGGCATGTCACACTGTTCGGCGTTCCCGACCGGGTCTTGCGCACAGAGAAGTCAAAGCGCAGACCGTCCAGCGATACCCCGCCACCCTGCCCCGCAATTTCGATGCGCCCGATGCGCTTAAAGAGCCGAGACATAGACCAACCTGGCATTACCGGCCATATCCTCGCGCCCATGAACCAAGCCTCTGCAATCTCATTCCAGCGGGCGGTCAGACGATAGGTCCGATTGTCAAGCGTGATCGTCTGTTGCCATTCCGGCCCCTCCGGCCATGGGATTACAAGCGCCATCAGAATATCCTCGACAGGATGGAGCCTTTGGGCGCACCGCCAACCGCGCCTGCTGTGCCTTGGGCGGCACCAGCAACACCGGGGCTTGCGGTCGCGGCTTGGGTCTTGCCCGCGTTGGTTTTGCCGCTGGCGGTGTCTCTCGCCCCACCCGCCTGCGGTGCGGATGATGTGGCTGGCGCGGTGGCTGCGGTCACAAAGCGAAGCTCTTTGAACTCGGCAGTGAAAACCAAGCTGGCCGCATCCTTGACCGTGCGCGGGATGATCAGCTCGGTCAGCGCCATGTTGCGGAACGTCTGCAATCCAGTCGCGATGAAAATGGGCTGCCGCTGTTCATGCAGGGTTTGCAGGATCTGGTATGCCATGCCGCGATGTTGCGACCGGCATGTACCGGCGATGCGCAGTCCGGTTGGCTTGTTGAACATGTGATCTGTGATGACGGCCCCGGATTCGATGGGGTTTTCCGTGACCTCGCTGGAAAACGTGATCGTTTCCTCGGTGAACACATCCACCCGCAGGAAGCCGATTGCTTTCATGCCCAAACCGGGCAGCTTGCCGAAGATCAGCGAGAGCAAAGCCATGATCAGCCCTCCAGCGCGGTTGCGGCGCGGTTGACTTCGCGATTGATTGCGCGGTCAACCTCCGACCGGATCACGCCCAATTGTTCGAACGTGGTGCCGGGGGGAACGGTGATGTTCATCGATACCGGCGCATTCAGGGTGATGACCTTGCTGTTGTCCACGTCACCGCCCGTCACCTCGCCCGCTCCCGGCTGCACAGGCGTTGCGCTCAGGCTGTCGAGATATTCCAGAATTTCGCCATTACGTTTTTCGAACTCAGGATCAACCGGCGCGGGCTTGGGATCATCGCCCCAAGTGCCGGTGGCACCTCCGGACTGGCGCGGAATGGACCTCAGTGTTCCATAAGGATTGGTCTGCATGAGGAGATAATCATCCGGCAGCATGCCCTTCGTCTCGGTGTCCACGATCATATTCACCGCCCATTCGGGCAGGATGTCGATGGCAAGCGCCTTGGCCCAGTTGACGAACGTTTCCCACAGCCCTTTCAGGCCTTCGATCATATCCCCGAAGAACTTGACCGTGTTGTCAAAGCCAGCCTTGATGGCGTTTTTAAACTTCAACCCGAGATCAGCGACGGACGTTCCCCAAAGCGCCAAGATCGGATCAAGGAAGATCGGGCTGAACAGGTCTGCAAGCTGGATCAGAAT